AACAGGCACGTCCAGCACGGCATAGTAGGCCAGGCGGCGCTTCTCCAGGTTCTTGGTGTCGGGCATGACGCGCTCACGTTAGTAGTGACGGAGGGTTCGAGATACCACCTCACGCTTCACCTCACAGCCTCCACCCCACATGCAGCCCAAGAACCGAGCATTATAAGGGAAATAAGGGTGTTTATGCGTGCTGGCGGACATTCCCATCCCCTCCGCCATTTCCTCTTACATAACAGCATCTTCTAGCCCTCCTCTCCGGGGCTCCCGCGCCCCGTCTTCGGCGGCGTTTTGGGGGCTCTGTGTCCCTTTTTGTGCCACCCCCTGTTCTTGTTCCGTGGGGTGATCGAGGTAGACCTCGGTCGTCTTCACCGACGTGTGCCCCAGGTGGTTCTGCAGGCTGTAGATGTTCCCGCCCTTCTTCAGCCAGCGAACCGCGAACCAGTGGCGGAGGTCGTGGACCCGGAAGCGCCGATAGGCCCGGCCGTGCTCGCGCTCCTGCCGCTCGATCCGGCGCATCACTTGGCCGACGTTTGATGAGAAGTTGGGATAGTTCTTCAAGAGCCGGCCGGCCCTAGGGGCATCGGCCAGGAGGGGCGTGGCGTCGCCGCCCGGGGTTCGCCATTCCACCACGCGCCGCCGGCTCGTCTTCGTGAAGGTGAGGGTGATCTGGGCGCGAGCCTTGTCCACCTGCTCCCCTGTCAGGTCTAAGTGACCGTTTGAGAATGGCTTGGTCCGACGCGGCCGAGGGTGATTCAAGCTTGGGATGTGGACCCGAGAGACCCGAGGCCGGATGGCCGAGCTTGGCCGGAAGACGAAGCGCTACCCGTCCGACCTGACGGACGAGGAATGGGCGCGGATCGAGCCGCTGTTGCCGAAGCCGTCGCGGCGCGGTCGCAAACCGTCGGTCGATTTGCGCGAGGTGCTGAACGCGATCCGCTACATGGCGCGCAGCGCAGGCGGGTCGCGGATGCTGCCGGTGCACTTCGGTCGGTGGCAGACGATGTATTGGTGGTTCCGCCGCTTTGTCCGGCGCCTGCTGTTCCGCACGATCCACGACGTGGCGCTGATGCTGGACCGCGAGGCGGCGGGCCGGGGGGCCAGCCCAACAGGCGGCGTGCTCGACAGCCAGACGGTAAAGGCGCCGTTCGCCGAGGCGCGCGGCTACGGCGGCGGCAAGCGGATCGTGGGGTCGCAAGCGCCACGTCGCGGTGGACACGGACGGGCGGCTGCTGATGGTGAACCTCACGCCTGCCGACGTGTCGGACAGCGCGGGAGCGCAGACGATTCTTGCTGCCATCCGCAAGCGCTGGCCATGGCTGAAGCACCTGTTCGCCGATGCGGGCTACGACCGGACGAAGCTCATGGACAAGGCCGCGTTCCTCGACTTCGTTGTCGAGATCGTGCGCCGCTCCGACACGGCGAAAGGCTTCGAGGTCATTCCGCGACGCTGGGTCGTGGAGCGCACCTTCGGCTGGATGATCCGTCGGCGCCGCCTCGTCAGAGACTACGAAAAGCGCCTCGACGTGTCCGAGGCCATGATCCACGTCGCCATGGGCGCGCTGCTGCTTCGCCGCGTCGCCCATCGGTAATTCTCAAACGGACTCTTAGCCCTCCTGCAGCCGAAAGCCGGTCTCGTTGAGGAGACGGAGCACTTTCCCCATCTCGTCCGGAGCCTCGGCCAGAAGGAGTTGCCACTCGCGAACGCCCGGGAGGTGGATGGGCTCGCGCCGCTCCCGCACCATGGACCGGTCGTAGTCTCGGGCCGGATTGTCAGTTCGCCAGCCCCAGGACACGCAAGCAGCCAGCAGGCGGGATAATGCGGTCAGGTCGCGGCGGATGGTGGCATTGCTCACCTTCCCGCTGCGGGCGCTCACGTAGTCAGCGATAACCTTGGCCGTGATTTGGTCCATTCGCAGTGCCCTGAAGAAGGGGTCCAGCTGCCCGATGCTGGCAAGGTAGCGGGTGGCGACGGCCGGCTTCACCGCCCCCGGCAGCACCTCCTTCGCCCAGCGCACGACGGCCTCCTTGAAGGTGGGCGCGTCATGGTCCCCCATCACCTCGCGGACGAGCTGCTTCTTCCATGCCTTGAAGAGTCGAGCCGCTTCCCGTGGATCAGTTGTTCGTAGGCTAGCGCGATGCTGCCTTCCGGCGATCTTGGTTCGGCCCCAGTAGACCTCGCCGCGGAGGTAGATGTTACGAGGCGACCGCGCCATGCTTTGCGTTCCTCTGCCGCGATCCAGGCGCGGACTTTGATAGGGTCAAATGTCCAGATGCCGCCGAGCTTTGCCGCGCCCGGGATCTGACCGGCGGCGGCATGCTCCTGCACCTTGCGAACGGAGAGGGTGGTTTCCTGTGCGACCCAATCGGCTAGCACCCGGCGCGGGAGGGGCTCCGATTCAGTCATCCCCACCTCCTTGCCCCATCGGGCGGTTAGCGAGTTCGAGCAGAATATCTGCGTGGCATGGTGCGCCGAGCTTGCGCCAGCACGCCAAGTTCTTGCCGCGGAGGTCACGGCGCGCGGCCTGCTGCATGTCCCAGGCTTCGGTGACGTGTGCCCCTTCGATCCATCCGCGGAAGGCATCGACCACCTGCTGTTGCGTGTGTCCGGTAGCTCGAAAGGGGTTCCCGAAGCGGCTGCTCCGGTCGACCTTCACCGCGTTGGGCGGCATCCTCCACCCCTTCTTGCGCGAGAGTTGGATCCGCTCAGGCATCGGCGGGCTCATACGAATGGCATCCCTGAGTTGGCGATGCGCCGATCGAAGCCATTGTTGAGTCGGCCGGGGATAGGCGCGAGGCCGTGGCGCTCCCCGTACTCGATCTCGGCCGGCGTTAGGACGCGCTCCCGCGCCGCGAAGAACCCCTTGGCGCGGACCTCCTCCAGCATGGCGTCCTTCATGTCGCAGAACTCATCCAGGGCCGCGTCAAGGAGACGGATGAAGGGCTCGTCCCGCGGGGTACGGTCCCGGATGCCCGGCATTTCCGGATGGAAGCTCCAGCGGTCCACCCACTCCAGCTCGGCCACCAGCATTTGGCCCTGGACCTGCACGCGGTAGTCGGTGCCGAAGCCATCGAGCCGATAGCCGATGTGGGTGTGCGGCGCCGGGCACTTCACCTCCAGGCCGCCCCGTTTCCCCACAATGAGGCGGTCCGGGCTGGCGCCGATCCGCCCGTCATCGGTGGTGACGAACCCCACCGCCCGCGTCTCCGCCTCGTGCTGGAACTCGTAGGCGCGCACCGCCTCCGGCTCCAGTTCCTTCCCGCGCCCGATCCATTCCATGTGGTCCAGGCTGTCCAGGGTGCGGTTCAGCAGCGTCTCCGTCGCCAGGCGGAGGGCATAGACCCGGGAGGACTTCAATAGTTTCCCGCCCGACGTGACGATCTTGTCGAGCTCGCTGGCCGTGGGGATGCCGAGGCGCAGGGCTAGCCATTCCGGCGCCCCTTGATCCACCTGATGCTCCTTCATCCCTTCTTCCCCTTCTTCGTCAGGAGCATGTTCTTGGCCGTGGGGAAGGCACGGGCCTCCATATCGTCCAGCGCGTCGATCTGCGCCCAGGCCAGGAACTTAGGCACATCGGCGCCCGTGTCCTGGAGGAGCGCCACCAGCTCGTCCTTCTGCTCCGAGCTGATGAAGGAGCGGCCGCCCATCTCCCCGTCATCGTCGGCACCGGTCCGTACGATGAAGGCCATCTCCGCGATGTACCGCTTCCCATAGGAGAGCATGGAGCCCATGGTCTGGAGGTTGTTGCGGCCGGCGCCCTGGTCGGACGGCAGCGGCAAGCTGTACTCCTGGGCATGACCGGCGGAATGCATCAGCTTCCCGACCACGATCCCGCCGCCGCCCTCCTTCCAGTTGACGGTGAAGGACAGGCTGAATCCGTGCTGCTGCATGATCGGCCGCAGCGCGGTGTCCACGTCCTCCCAAGTGGCGAAGGCAATCTTCCCCTTGCCGCCCCGGTCGATGGTGCCGTTCTTCGCCACCCGCGGCATGGCCTGCTGCGCGGCGTGCAGCGCGGCGTTGAACTGCCGCTGCGCGTCCCAGTCCTCCACCATGAACTGCGCCTGGAGAAGCGCCTGGAGCTTCTGTGCGTCGATCTCCGGCCGCTCCAGGGCCGTGGCGATGAAGTTTAGCATGGAGCCATCGGGCGGGGCGGCCGCCAGCGCGCGGTTCTCGGTCACGGGCGCCAGGGCGCCGGAAGTCTCGCTCATATCAGCCGCTCCTTCTTCTCTACCTCGCGAAGCGTCTCCAGCGCGGCGCGCATGCGCTCCATGCGCCGGTCCGCTTCGCGCTTCTCCATTCGCCCCTCCGCAACCCGCTTCTCGTAAAAGGGCTCGCGCTGCCGCAACTCGCGCTCGATCTCCAGGATCTGGTAGGCGATTGGGATGCTCATGGCGCGCGCTCCTGGATGGCGAGGGCGGTGCGGGCGCGATCTGACCGCCCGTCCGTCTGGTAGTCGTTGATGTCCATCTCGCCCATCGTGCGAGCGTCTTCGCGCCACGGGTCGCCGTCGTGCGTGTAGGACAGGTAATCCTCGATGGTGGCGACAGCCTCCCGCAGCGCATCCCTTAGCCGCGCGTTCTCCGCCTCCAGCTCCCCCAGCCTCGCCGCTTGCGACTGCGCACTCACGCCACACACTCCCTAATCCGCGCCCGGACCGCCGCACGCGCGAGGCGAACATCCGACAGGATCACCGCGCCCTCCGCAGGGTGCTCGCTGTCCAGCGCGTCCACGCCGAACCGTTCGAGCACCGCGAGCACCTGCCCCAACCGAATGAGGTTGCCTCGCTCTTCGAGGGAGAAGCAGACCACCGGGGTGTCCATGATGTTCATCACGCACCCCCGGCATGTGCGGCGAAGACGAGCACCAGCAGGACGAAGACAAAGGTCAGCGTGCCCATCAGGAACCGGCATGGCGCGCACACTGGCCGCGGCGAGGCCTTCGTCGCCTCGTAGGCCCGCGTTAGCTCCTCGAAGGTCATGGCGGTCGTCACGCTGCCCTCCTGTGCATCTGCTGACGGGCCGCGCGGATGCGCCTCACGGCATCCTGCACGCGCGACCGGTGCCTGAGCCGTAGCTGCACCGACGTGTCGCGGCCGGGGAACTTCCGGCGCACGCAGGTCAGGCCGCTATGGACGTGCCGGGAAGCCCGGATCTCGGCGAGGGCGATATCCACCTCGGTGGGGACGGGGAGCGCGCGGCCGAAGACGTAGCCGAAGATGGCCGGGCCGGAGCCCAGGACGGCGCTGCCCCCGAAGGGGAGATCCAGGCTGTCCATGGCTCAAGCCCCCCGCGCCGCGCTGGTGCGGCCCTGCGGATCGGGGATGCGGTCGGACGGGCTGACGTAGGGCGGGCGGCCGTTCAGTGCGGGAGACTCTGCGCGCTCTCTTGCGGCGTCCGCAGATGCCTGGGCTCCGACCAGCCCCGCGCGCTGAGGCACGAGCCGATCCGGAAGGACTTCACCTCGAGCGCCTCCACTGCCGCCTACACGGCCGCGCCAACCGGGCGGGTGATGGACCCGGTGGCCGGCGTGCGGGACGTGCTTCTGGACGGCGCGCCCCTCGCCACGGGCTGCACATCGATCACGCTGAACATCAGCAACGACGGTGCTGCCGCGGACTTCGCGCTCGGCTCGGCGGCGGCGCAGGGCATGCGCATGGGCACGCTGACGGTCGGCGGGTCGGCGGAGTTCTACTTCCGCACCTTCGCCCTGTACCAGCGCTTCAAGTCTGAGAACTCCGGGCCCTTCTCCTGGAAGACCGTGGATGTGGCCGGCAACGCGTACCGCTTCACCATCCCCGATTGCATCCTGACGAACCCTCGCATCACCGCTGGCGGCATCAACCAGCCGGTGATGTGCATGGTCGATTTGGAGGGGAACCCGCACCCCATCGACGGCTCCTTGGTGATCGAGCGGATCCCGGCCGGCCCGTAATCGCGCTGCCGGCGCCGCGGCGCTGGCGCGTGTAGGGGCCGCGTCGTCCGGCGGGTGCGGCGCGGCCCCGTCTTCTAACCCGCACAACCCGCAAAGGACCACCCGCATGGCCAAGATTTCGACCTTCAAGATCAACTTCCGCGCCCAGAAGGAAGGGGAGTGGGTGCCGCCAGGCGAGGAATATGGGGATCTCGAGATCCTCACCCGCGGCCTGACCGATACCTACTTCGACGCCCAGGCTGCTCGGCAGCGTCGCGCGGCGGTCGGCTTCAACGGCAACGTCGACAAGCTCCCGCTTGCCATCCGCCGCGCCATCAATCTGGACCTGCTGATTGAGCACGTCGTCCTGGACGTGCGGAACCTGGAGCACGACGACGGCACGAAGGTGGCCTTCGACGAGTTCACGCAGATGCTGCGCGATCCCGACTATGCCGAGCTGGCGACTGCCTGCTTCGCCGCGGCCTCGCAGGTGGGTAAGCGTCGCGCTACCGACCTCGAGGATGCATTCCCTTCCTCCGAACGGCCCTCCGTCTGACACTGGACTGGGGGCCTCACCGGGCCTTTCTCGAAACCCTGCCCGAAGAAGACCGCCCCCCGGCACCCCAGGTGCCGGACTGGCTGCATTGGGTTTGGCGGGCCTGGACCCGACTTAGCGACGAGCGGCCCAGCACCGTCACGGGCTTCGCGGCTCCGGTGGGCGCCATGCGGCTCATCTCCAGGCCGGGGCGTGTCCCTTGGACTGCCGTTCAGCGTTGGTGCCAGCACCACCGGCTCGGGAGAGACGAGATGACTTTCCTCGACCGATGCATTGCGGAGATGGACGCCGAGTACCTCGCCTGGTGGAGCGATCGGCAGCCTTCTGCCGGATGAGCGGGTCCTTCCGTCGGTCCGTCACCGTCTTCGTCAACGAGAACTTGTCGCCGGCGGCGCAGTCGGCGCATCTGGCAAGGACTGCGATCGCGGGCCGGGAGGAATTGATCTGGACCCGACGGGCGCCGGACAGCTACCGGACCCTGGTGGACGGCAAGGAGAGCGTGCCCGAGGCGCAGGTTCAGCCCCGTGGCATGATCGTCTATCGGTTCAACCTGCTGGGTGAGGCGGCGGTTTTCGCGCTGGCCTTCCTGCGGGAGCGGTCCCCTGTCCGTGGCGGCAAGTTCCGGGACAGCTTCGGGGTGGCGGTGAACGGCAGGCCCTTCAGCCTGAAGATTTTCGACCCGCAGAAGGCGGGCGAGGCGAGCGAGTGCATAGTTTTCAACACTCAACCGTACGCGCGCAGGGTCCAGGTCCAGTTTGACGGAACCCGCCGGCTACGCTTCAGCGTCCCTCCGGACATGTTCGGGGACGCGATGATAGCGGTCCGGCGGCGCTTCCCGACGCTGGACGCGAACCAACTCTACCGCGTCAAGTCGCCGGGCTCGAACAACGGCGGGCAAGGGCCGGGCCTCTACACGCTCAAGAACGGGCGCCGGGCTGGGAAGCCGGTGGATAGCCCGGCGTTAGTTATTGGGGTGAAGAGTTAAGGAAGGATCGACTGCCTAGGTCCTGTTAGCGCCTGAGCCAGTCGAGAGTGGCTGCGAGGTGCAGGACGCCGAGGAAGGACAAGGCGGATTTCTCGTAGCGGGTGGCGACGGCACGCCATTCCTTCAGCCTGGCCCAGAGGC